ACATATCGATTAACGTCGAGATGAAACCTGTGTCAGCTATCCTGAATAATGCAGGACTGATCTCAGCAGCTCGTATCCCCGGAGTTACCATCAATGATGATATCACCCCAACGAATGTGGTCACGAGGTACATGACTGGGTTGACTACGGTCAATTCGACGAATTTGTCGACGATGCCAGGGTACTTCATGGGCCATGTAAACCAAGGTGTGTATGGGTGGGCGATAAACGAAACAGGAACGTGGGAGGTTAGACCTCTATGGATAAACACGCAAGGACTGAATGGTGTTGATGCAGGACAAACAGGAGGCGGGTTCGAGATGTCTGGACCTGTCATGGGTTGGGGAGATTTGACGCCGTTAGGAATTTCGGTCGAGGCAACGAATGCTCAGACTTCATTCGCGTTGATAATTGAGGCATGTGTGGAGTATTTCCCACGTGCAGGAACGATGATTTCAGAAATGTCATCACCGTCTCCACCATTGGATGAGGAGGCATTGGAAGTGTACAGTTTTGCTGCACGGAAAATGCCTGCCTTTGTGCCGGCGGATAAGAATGCAGGGTTCTGGGATTTATTCCTGGGACTTGTTTCGTCGGCAGCTGGAACGATAGCTCCGTTCTTGGGTCCAGTGGGTATGGGAATCGCGACAGGAATTTCAGCGGTGGCTGGAGGAATAAGATCATTGATAGTGTAGTACTCTGACTGTAAGTGGAGGGTTCGGTAACTCTAGTTATACATGGCATAGGTCTGGTCCATGGGCTGGTTAACATCAACCAGTTGAACCTTTTGTGTGTGTGTGTGATCGCTAGGGTTTGAAGCCCTACTATCTGTCTGTGGTGATGGCCTTTTATCTTCACCATACCGTCAGATCGATTGCTAATTCTGTAGTAGTATTGCAATAACATGTTAGTTTTTACCTGAGGTTACCTTGCCTCAGACGGCCGCTAGGGTTAGAATCCCTACTATCTGTGTGTGTAAATCGGGCCTGATTATCCGTTTGCACACTGTCAGATCGGAGTGTGGTGTTGTGGTGGCACCGAGCGCGGCCTTGTGCCTAGTCACGCGCTATATAAATATAGACTAGCCTGGGGGGGTATACCTG